TCTTATTATTTTTGTTGTTGCACCAGAACCATTACAAGTGTTACATGTCTTTACATCATGACCACCTTCACCATTACATGATTTACAAGAAACAAATCTTTTATATTTAAAGTTTTTTCTCGCGCCATTAAATATCTCTTCCAATGTTAAGTTAAGATAACCTCTTAAATCTCTTCCGACATTTTGTTGCATATTACTAAAACCACCAAACCCACCGAAACCACCAAATCCACTGAAATGAGAATCGTTATGACCAAATCTATCATATTTAGCTCTTTTTTCTTGGTCTGATAATATATCGTATGCTTCTGATACTAATTTAAACATCTCTTCATCACCACCAACATCAGGATGATGTTTTTTAGATAGCGACCTATATGCTTTTTTAATCTCATTTTCATTAGCATTTCTATCAACACCTAATATTTCGTAATAATCTTTTTTACTCATACTTATTTATTTTTTATGCAAATATATTTATATTATTAATAAAAATCAATAAAATGTATAGAGTAATTTTAGTTAGAAACGGAGAATATAAATCAACACTACATAGATGTCAAAAAAGAAGCACTGCTTTTGATAATTTTAGAAAGATAAAAGAAGAAAACGAAAAAGAAGTTTTGTTCGCTAAAAAATTCATAAATTACGGTAAAATAAAACCAGTTGAATATAAAATATATTGTGTTAAAGATACCGAAGATGGTGATGAATTTAGATTAATTAACGATAATATAGGTAAAGTAAAATACGAAAAACCAATATTTGGTATATGGACCGTATTGGATGAAGCTGAATATAATATTGAAGAGAAGTTTTGGATTTATGGTAATAACCCAAAATCTGAAAGGTCAACAATTAAAGATGTTATCAACATATTAATGACAAATATTAATAATAAGAAGATAAATAAACAGATAATTGTTGTTTATAACAAATTATTAATATATAATGAAGAACAGTTTGATATGGTCTTATGTAAAAACAAAAAAGATGCACAAAGATTGCATCATGAGTTAGCTAAAGCCATGTCGAATAGTAAGATAAAAAACTTATTATTCATGGGTACAGCATCTAAAGTTATGATTTCTAGATTATATAAATTAATACAAGAAAAAACTAACTGGCCATTGATTAAAATATATAGAAGGTCAACATTACATTAAAAAAAAAGGTAGCTTTAAAGCTACCTTTTTAATTAATATCAAAATTCTTTTTTAAATCATTAACTATAGTGTATATATTTTCCATGTCAGCTGGTTCTAATTGAACAGGATTTATACATTTTATAGTCTCTTCACCATCGGTTGGTAAAAAGAAAGCTATCGCATTGGCATCTTTCTGTGCTAAAATAGTATTAACCGAATCGGCAAACGGTTGAATAATCTCTGGATTACTCATCAATTCTCGGTCTAAATAAAAGACCAAGATTAAAGGGTGGTTGTTGTTTTCACTCATTACTTAACTAAATTTTCGTGCGCATTAAGAAATGTCATTAATTCATCTCTTAATTTATTATATTCATCAAACTCATTTGATAATCTTGCTTTGATTTCAGCTTCTGCTAATATCTGTTCAGCTCTTGTTAATGGTTTAGCATCTTTAGCCTTAACATTATTATTCTCATCAACGTAAATTGATTTACCATTAATCACGAATGTATGATAATCTGGACTCATAGTAATACCGCTATTACTACTACCAATACATAATGTACCATAATGCGTATTATTAACTAGTGAGTTTTGCGATTCATTCTTTGGAAATACATCTGATTCTGATTTACTAAACTTAACTGAAAGCTCAACAAATCGTTGCATTTTTTTTAAAACTTTTTTATCCATATTATTTATTTATTTATATTTGCTGATTCATATATTCATCATATGTCATTTTTTCGACTTCTAAGACATTTAATTTAATCATAGAAGATAACCCATCGATAAAGTCATTAAGTTCATTAGGATTAAAAATATGAGCTTCTATGGGTGTCTTATTATCCATGACATACACAAGATATTCTGTAAGGTCTGGTTTAATTTCTTTAATTAATATATTCATAATAATTTATTTTTAACAAAAATGTTATTAATTAATTAACATATCAACTATTATTTGGTTTTTTTATTAATTTTATCTTTACACCCATAACATTAATATCTATTTCATCTTTATGTTCAAAAACACCAACTTTATTTGTTCTATAATATAATTCTTCATCCATTTTCTTTAACAAATCTTCAGGTAATTCATATACTAAAGATAAATTTTCTTTATGGATAGTTTCGCTATTAACTATTGTTGAAATAGTTTCTATTAATTTCTCGTAATTCATATTTATTAAAACTTTGTAAATAACTTTATAAAAAATTCTTTAACTTTTTGAGATTTAGGTTTATCAACTTTAGTGATAGTATCAGGGTTTTGTTTAATATTCTTACCTAACCCATTTTTAATCTCATTAATGAATTTACTTTTATTGATTTCAGTTGTTATTTTATCCTTATCAATTTCTTTTTTAATATCATCAATGTTTTCTCTTTCAAAAAACTCATCTTCTTCTTCTAATTTATTGATAAATTTTTTATTATCTTCGTTAAATTTACCTAATAAATCATCTAAGGTTATATATTCTTTATCACTCATAAAACTTTTTTTAACAAAAATAGCATTATTTTAATATCATTTCAATTTTATTTTTTAAATTTACATACAATGGTGATGGTAAATTTGACATATCACACCATAAGTATTCTAAATTCTCAAAATTTAATGTAGGTACAAATTCATTTTCAACAAATCCTTCATAATAATAAAAATCAATACCATTAGCATCTTCAGTGCGTTTAAATTCATAAGTGATGATATCTGGGTCAATCGATAGTTCTTCACTAATCTCTCTTTTTAACCCTATTAATGTATCTTCATTTTCATTAACACCACCACTACATAATCCCCAAGTAAGTGGATAACTACACTCTTCACTTCTATATAGTAATAATACTTTATTTGTTGCCAAACTTTTTATTAAAACTCCAGCGTATTTTGTTTCAAATCTTTCTCTTAACATTAGTCTTATTTTTTGTTTATATTTATTATCCATAACATAAATAAATATTGACAAAATAACATAATGTGATTATATTAATATAAAAATAATGTATTATGATTAAGTTAATTTTGTTTTCATTCGTAGCATATGGTGCATCGAATATTATGATTTATGGGTCAATATTTAATGGCTGGAGAAGATTTTTCGGAGTTGATTCCGATAATCCTAAGTTTTTTGGTAAATTATTTGGTTGTTTTATGTGTTTACCTTTTTGGTGGGGTGTTATTTTATCTTGTTTTATGTTTTCACCTACCATTGAATTTGTCCATAATTTTTATTCAATCCCTAAAGAGTATTTAAGTGCTTTTTTTGATGGTTGCTTAGGTTCTGGTTCTGTATGGTTAATACATACACTTCAAGAAAAACTTGAGAAATAAAAAAAACCACCAATTGGTGGTTTTTTTTTCATTACAAACTTTTATTATCTAAGCATTTCGGACAAGCTTCTTCAGGACCACAATCACAATCACCTTCTTTCATTTCTTCAGGTAAATCATATACTTCAACTTCTACTGAACCATTCCTTGGTGGTAGTTCAATATTATTAATTGATTTGTTTTTAATTTTAGTGTTACCACCAACCTTATTAATTAATTTTTCTTGTTGAGCTCTAATTGCAGCTTCTTCATGAAGTCTAGCTTCTTTTTCATATTCATCTTCATCCTCATCATAATATTCATCTTCTATTGTGTGAATATTTTGTTCTTCAGTTGAAGTTTCATTCTTATTACTATCAACTTTGGTATCAAATAAACTGAAATCAGGTAAATCATTATCAGTATTTGTTTGATTAAAAGAAAATTTTAAAGTTTCCAATTTTGATAATGGATGTTCTTTAAATAGTTCTTGCAGTTCTTTAACCTTAGTTTTTAATAGTTCATATTTCTTTTCTCTTTCAATGTTTAATTCAATGATAGAACCAATATAATCTAATAAATCATCGATAGTTACAGTCTTATCTTCGGAATAAAACATAAAATAATTAGTTTCTATTATTTCCTTTTTGATAATTTTAGAGTCAGGTATTACCCAACCATCTTTAAACGTAGCGTCTACTAATTGTAAACCATCTAAATATCTAATACCACTAAGATAAGGTTGTAATGTATTTATTTTTTCTTGTATAGTAGACATAATTAAAATTTAATTGTAATCCCTGTAATTAAGGACATTAAAACATATGATAGGGATATACCTAATAATAATAACGACTTATTACTTAATATATATTTAGAAGGATTATCAGTATTAGATTTAACCCAAGCTTGTATAAAATAATATCCGTTACGAACCACATTTAATAAAGAAATAATGAATAAAGTGTGTAGTAATTTATTTAAAAGTATACCCCAAATCATAGTCTTATTTTTTTAAGCGTTTTTAGTTTTCTTATCTTTTTTTGTTTCAGAAACTTCAACACGAATTTCTTGTGCTAAACTTTTAATAGTTTGCATTCCTTGTCTAACTCTTGTACCAGCAGTACTGTTTCCTTTGTGATAAAACTTATTAACATCTTCTGTTAATGTTTCAATCAAATGTTTTAATTCTTCAAATTTTTCCATTTGTTTTTTTTTATTTATTTTTATTGTTATTATAATTCTGATGTATCTGATTCATTTGTTAAATTTCGCCATTCAGATATCATCAAATCGGTTAATACTATTTCTTTTAACTGCTGTTTAATTAAATCAACTTTCTTAGAAATCTCAACATTATCATTGATAATTCTTTCCATTTCTTGCTCGTGTTTTAATCTGTCAGAAGTTAGTTCTGTTAATAATATATTAATAATTCTACTCATGGAACAAATATATTACTAATTTAAACTAAAATCAACCTTTAAAGCTATTTTTTTAATGATTTTTCAAAAATATTGTATATTTCAATAAAACTGTCAACATCTGATTGACTTTTAGGTTTTTTATAATCAAATAAATATTCCCATAATGAAATTAAATTTTCACTTATGTATGGTTTTGATTCTTTATCTTCAATATTATAATACACTTCAATTAAAAACTCTTTAAAATAATCCTTTAATTCCACTATTGATTTAAATATAATCCCTTCTTCTTTAAAGTTGCTTATATTTTTATCCCAACACCAATTAAAATGAGATATCCTTTGTTCTTTGTCGGTATATTCATCACCCATATAAGTATCAAATACAATTAACAATAAAGAGCATACAAAGTCAGAATAAAGTTGACATTTGTCAAATCTAACTTTATTAGCATCGTATAACATAATTAAAGTATGTTCACTTAAATTGTTTTTAATATAACTCAAAAAATCTAAAGTTTTATCTCGATTTCCCATATGATTAATATAATAATCTATTAATGGAAAATAAATAATTATTATTTTTTAAAATACAAGTCAGCTTCAGCTTGTCTTCTAATCACTAACCCTTTTAACACCTTATTTGAAGCTTTAGTCCATTTCATGAACTCTGCTCTAATTGTCTCATCATTTGGGTTCTTATTTACTTTTTTTAACAATGTGGATGCTTTTAAGTTTGCTGGACCTAAATTATAACAGAATGAAACTAAAGCATCAAATTGATTTTGATTAATTGAATCTATGCAATATGAATCCACATATTGTTCAAATTTAATCAACATGAATTTCAATAATTCAGTGGCTTCTTCTTTTGTTAATGGTTTATCATCCATTGTTACTTTTTTACCATTTGGATAAAATGTAGCACCATACCCTATTGTGTATGGAACACCTTTGGTTGCTGGGTCAGGGTAAGGTTTAGAACTAAAACCTTCGAATTTTTTAATTAATTCAATACCATTGTTAGATGTTTTTGCAATCTTTTCCATAATTAGTTTATTAATAAATATCTTATAAATAAAAAAACCCATACAGAATATGGGTTTTTTTGTTTATAGATTAATTATTATTATTGTTGTCTCATAGCTTTTTCAATAGCTTCACCTCTCTTTTCTTCATAAGATGAGATTTCACCATCTTTGTTTAAATCAGCAAGTTCTTTATTTTCTAATTCATCCAAACCATCAAATACTTCATCAAATCTATCAGATTCATACATGTCTTCTTCAGACATTGTAGTTTGCGTTGCTTGATTAGCTAAATCAGCTTGTACATTTTTTAATTCATTTTTAACCATAGCTGGTAATTGTGTTTGAAGTGATTGTGCAAATTGTGGGGCGTTTTTAACTAACATTTCAATAAATCCTAAAACAGCTTGTATAATTTCAGGTTTTGTGTTTATTTTTTTCATAGCCATTACATTACTACTTAAACCATTTAAAACTTTTTCAAAATTTTGAACGTCTTTTAATTCTTTATCTTCTTCTTCATACATCTCATCTTCATACATCCATGATTCATAAACATTTTCTGTAAATTTATTAACTTTACCAGTACCATATTTAAAATTTATGTTATCCCATTCATCATTTGAAACTGAAAATGTTTTAGTGGTCCCATCGTCAAATGTAACATCATATGATTTATCACCATTTTGTGTTGCATTTTTAACTAATTTACCATCTATTTTAATATCATCTTCTCTTCTTTTACCAGCTTTTTCCCATTCTGGGTACCATGATTCATTCATGTGAATATGTTTTTTAGCATCAGAAGCTTGTCCTTTTACATTTTTATCCCATTCACCAGTTTTAACTGATGGTGTGTTAGGATAATTTTTTTCATTACTTACAGAACCTTCAACATGTTTTGTAGAGTCTGCTGATTTCTTTTTAACAGCATCAAATTGACCATTATGTGCTGATGGTGTGTTAGGATAATTTTTTTCATTACTTACAGAACCTTCAACGTGTTTTGTAGCTTCAGCAGATTTTTTAGTTTCTTCATCCCACTCACCTTCTGGTGCATCTTGGTCTTCGATATCTTCTGATTCAGTTAATAAAGATTTTGTTTTTTTCCAAATATCGTTAAATGTTGAGTTTTCATCTAATCTAGCCCTACCTTTAACAGTACCTAAAGTTTCTTCAGATTTAAAATTCATCAAATGTTTAATTTTGTCAATCGATTCATTAACTAAATTAATGTTTGTTTCATTTGTGATTATAGCTCTACCTTCAGTTAATGTACCTTCCCAGCGAACTCTGTAAGTTTCTGTACCATCTGTCATTTCAAATTCTTTATCATCTACTCTGTATGATTCAGGGATTAAATTTAAAGCATTATTTAATCCATTAAAAGGTTTTTTAAATACTAATCTTTTCATTTTTTCTTTTTTATTATTTTCATTAATTGCGTAATTACCGTTTTTAACACCAAATGGGAACATAGTGTTACCACCACCAACAACATTTTGTTGTACTTTAGACATTTCTTTAGTCTTATCAACCAAAGATTGACCAAAGTTAGGGTCTCCACCCCAAACTTTATCTTGAACAACATTAGCGTATTCGTTACTATTTCCCATAGTAGAATCACCTACTAAAGATTTTTTAAATCTATCAGCGAATTTTTCATCTATTGGTAAATCATAATCCAAAGCAGCCATACTACCAGGAAAATTTTCTAGATTTTCATGATTATCTTGTTCCTTTTTACTTAATTCACGTTTTTTAATTTCTTTACCATTTTCAGTTCTATTAGAATCTGATGTGTTTGTATAATCCTTTAATTTAGAGTTAACATCTTTTAAAGCAGAACTATTTGTTTTTTTATTTTGATTTTTAATATTTTCAGTTTTAGTTAACCCAATAGGTTTTTCATCCTTAGCTTCATTAACAAACTTATTTGATAATAAATTTTTTATTTTATTTTTATCCATTATATTATACTTTATTTATAAATATTATCGTTTTACCAAAATAACAAATAATTATTACTTTATTTTTTAAATTCTAGAGCATCAATACCAAAATCACAGTAAGGGAATTTTTTACATTTCTCTTTTACCTTAACTTCAACTGCTTTTGGGTTGTATTTTTTTATTTTTTTAGTCTTTTTTTTTTAGTCCCAAAGAAATCTCCAGAAAAAGCTGTTGTGTCATATTGAATGTTACCAACACTAGTTAATGTTGTGTCTTCATATAATTCTAACTTACCTATTAGTTGAGCATTTGCTATTGCACCAGTTGTCGTATCTTCACTTACTTCTTTATCTTGTATTTGTACTAAATCATCACCATTTAAAAATCCTTCGTTACCAATACCAACAGTAAATTCATTATTGTTTAATTTAAAATTAACATAATCAGATATATGAGATGCTGTTAATTCTTTATCACCGTATTCTGGTTGAAAGTCATTGTCAAATTCAGTATCACTAGCTCGTTCTTGATGGAATTCACCACCAATATCTGGTGCATCTATACCTGATAATATATCACTTAAATCTGTGCTGTAATCGTATAAATAAGTTTTTCCATCATCACCTTTAAGTTTTGCAATACCATTACCAAAACTCAATGTTTCAACACTATTTAACATCTCATTGTTTTCTGTGTTGTTTCCTTCAATATCATCATCATTTTCCTTTACTGGTGGTATATATGTATTTTCTACATCATCAGTATTAAATGGACTTACATAATCTTTTTTACCACTTAATTGACCTTTAAATGATTGTTTTATCTTATCAGAATCATTTTTTATTTTATCACCTAATTTAGCAAGTTCTTCATCTTCTTTGTTATTCTCTTCCAACATTGCATCAACCGCTTTATATGGGCTACCACATTCATCCATTACATTAAGACCTTTTGTAATTCTATGTTTAACTTCTTCAATATTGTTATTGAATGAATCTCTTTTGATTTTATTATTTTCTAATAAACCAGCAACTTCCATAACTTTTATCAAATTATTATATTTTGAAGATGAGTTTTCTTCATTCATATTATATAATTCTTCAATAAATTCTTTGAATAAGTCAGGTTTTTCTTGATTAGTAAAATCACCTTCACTTTTAATTAATTCAGATTCTAATTCTAGAATTCTGTTATATTGTGATTCAGTTATTTTAATTACTCTTCTTGTATTTAAGTTTTCAAGAAGTCTAGCTTGTCTTTCTGTAATTTTAATTTTTTTCATGTTATTAAGAATTTTTATTTGATAAATTATCTTTCCAAAATGCTCGTTTAACCCATAAAGATTTAAATAATTGAGTTAACACATTTTTATTTATTTCAACTATTTTGTCTTCAAGGTCCTTATCATTTTTAATTTTATCTTTAATGATGTCTTCAACCTTCTTTTTTAATATATTACCATCCAAATGATTTTTGATTTCATCTTTAATATCACTTTTAGATAATACAGCTTCATTAAGTCTACTTTTAATTAAATCTTTCATTTAATTTATATTTATATATAAATATCATAAACTTAATAAAAAAGAAAAAAATATGAATTTGTTACCTCTGGATTGGTGGTTTTCTCAACCTATTGATTTTGAATTTAAACAATATCAATTGTTAGATTATTTAATTAAAGTTGATGGTAGTTTTGCAAAAAAGATATTATCACCACATTTATTACATATTGAAAAGATGATTTCAGATATGGATGATTATGAGAATAAACTAAAACAATTTAATTTTTTATTTGAAAAAAATAAATATCTATTTTTTGAAAACGATAGAAATGATATAGAGAACGATAATTTAAATGTTATTATTGAAATAATTCATTTTTCAAAACCACAGCTAAATAGTAGAGTTGAATTAGGAAATATAATATTAAAAAATAATAATCAGTTATTATTTTAATTTAATATTATTTATTACTTGTATAGTATCTTTTTTACATTCACTATATATCTTAACACTCATGAATGGTCTTAATTTAATTAGACCCCATAAATATTTTTTCTCCCAATCTTTATGTTTATAAATTATTAAATTATCCTTTATTTCTCTATTTGTTAGAGATACAGAATCTTTCTTAATAAAACCAGATATACTATAACATTTATCAGTGAAATTAAAATAACTTTTTTCAGATACACTATCTTTTTTCAAAACACTAGTTATTAATGTAGTGTCTTTAAATCGATATTTAGTATCGATAACATCAGTGATGTGTTTTGTTTTTATATTTAATTGCTTAGCAATAGAATCATATTTAGGATATAACTTTTTAAATTCGTTAATTGTTAGTTCTTGCTGTCTTGATTTGTTTTCAATCAAAGCTAACATATTATTGTTATATCTTATTCTTTCTGCTTTCTCGTCTTTATATAATTTAAATAGTAAACCTATAGTTAAAAAGCATAATAAAACTAATGTTACTAACCCTATGATAATTCTATTATTAAACATATTATTTTAGTTTAAATTTATATTCTATTATTTCTACATTTTTTGTTTTATTAATTGTTTGTAATGCTGTTAAATCTTCATTATATATAACATCATAATCTGATTTTTTAACTCCATTTGAAACAATAAACGTTTCATCTTTACTAGAATTTTTGACTTCATTAATTCTCTTATTAAACCAATTAGGTTTCCAAGTTGAATTGAAGTATTGATTTAACTTTTTAATATCATCAGCATCTTCTATAGATGTCAATACTTCATCCGAACCAGTATTCGTTGATATTTCATCCGAATTAGTATTAAACGTATAAGTTGTATCACCCATTTTAAATGTAAGTATTACATATTCAAGGGTAGTGATTTTATCACCTTCAATTTGATTTTCACCAGTATTTTGTTCTTGATTATTGATTGGCATTGTTGCTTCTCTAATCAAATTTAACATTTTTTTTGTTATATCGTGTTCGTTTAACATTTTTTTTTAATTTAATTCAATTTTATTTTTAAACCCTTCAAAATCCCATGTAGGATTTACATCTGTGAAATATTTATCAAAATTACTTCTATAATAAATACCTTCACCTTTAATAGAATCAGGTATATTTGTATTATGTGATACAACATTTAATTGTATTTTATAAGTATCACATAATATTTTTATTAATTCTACTAGTGATGTTTCTTGTTCTTTTGTATATGGTGACCAATATTTAAATCTTCTCCATTTTTTAGAAACAATATCATCATTATTATAAATATTACCCACATAATCAATAAACACATCATCGGTATTAGATTCAATTAACCAACCAATGTTTTCAAGTAAAATAACAATACTATTTTTATTTAACTTATCATTATTAAAGAATTTTGAATAATACTTTGGTGAAAAATGTTCAATTACAGTACCATCTTTTTTTATTGTATAATGTGCTGTTTTTTTATATGAACCATTAAATCTTTTTGTCCAGCCAATGAAATGGTTCATATCATAAGAAAACGTATTTCCTATTACTATTTTATTTTTCTTTGTAATTTCTTTTATAAAATTATTTTGAGATAATTTATAATCCATTATTTTTTATTAAAAAAAATTGTATCATTATTACCATCCCTAATTTCTTTATTAGAACCTATTCGTTCTACGGTGTTACTTTTTCTATTAGGTATATTTGTTGAAAATCCTCTTCTAGGTGTTTCGTTATCTACTTCAACTTCATTAGGTGTAAAAGCTAAAGCTGTTGGTTCATTTTCAATCTCTTCTTCAGTAGGTGTTGATAATTTACCTTCTTCTCTCAAAGTTTTAACTTTTTTCCAAATGTCTTTAGTATCTATACCTTCTTCATCTTTTTTAACTTCAATAGTCTGTGTTACTGAGTCTGTTATTTGGTCGTTAACAGCATTTTGTGATGATGATACAACATCATCTGAGTTTTCTTCAGTTTCTGAATATTTATCTAAAACAGCATTTCTTTTATCATACTTAACAAAGAAATGTAACGAAGTCAATGATATTAAAGGTAATAAACCACCACTTAGTAAAGATAACCATCTTTTATGGCCAATTAAATCACTTGGTTCTGTTCCAAAATTCTCAAATATTGGTCCAACTAATTCAATCCAGGCTTTAAATTCAGGGTCATTTACATTTATTTCTTTATAAGAAAAAAATATGTTTCCTATAAATTGTATTAATGTTACAATACCAAATACAAACCAAACACCACCTTTTATCTTTGTGGTTGCAGCCGCTAAAGAGACCATTGCAGCTATCTCAACCGCAATAGATAGGTAAATAGCCCAGCTAATAGGATTAGATAGGTCATACCAGCTAATAACGTGTGATATGGATATTACAGCTACTAATAATATCGGAATAAGAAATAGTGTTCTTATTATTGTAAACTTATTTTTAACAATCCAATTCATATTTACTGTTTTTCAATTTCTTTTATTTCCTTTTGTATTTCTGATTGTCTATTAACATCCAATATATTTCTATCGGTTGATTTTATTAATCTATCTTCAGCTTTTAAACCTTCTATTTTAATGTTCTTATTTATTTCAGTATAATTACTATCAATAACATTATTTAACTTATCAACTTTTTTATTTAACGTATTAATATTACTAGAAGTTGAACAACTTTTGAAAAAGTTTATTAAAACTAATGGTAATATAATTAACATACCCCATTTTTTTAAAAATTCATTAATTTTTTCCATTTTGTATAGTTTTTTAATTATAAATATTAAGAATATAAAACATCAAACAAATTTTGAGAATAATGTCTTAAAATTCTTATACTTTTTTCTTTAATTTGTCTTATTCTTTCTTTACTTAAATTTAATAATTCACCAATAGCTTCAAGAGTCATAGGTTCTTTATCTCTTTTTAATCCAAAATATAATTCAATTATTAACCTTTCTCTATCACTTAGTTTACTTAATGCGATATTAATTTCGTCTTTAACTTCTTCATCAATATCGTAATAATCATCATTATTATTTGATTTATCTTCTATTATTTGATATAACTCATCACCATCTTCATTAATCATATCGTTTAAATTTGATGTTGCTGATGTAACCAATAATAATTTATCACCATCATCGTTTAATTCTTCACCATAAAAAGCTTGTCTTTCATTTTTAAATTCAAACTTTTCTAATTCATCTTTTATATGATTTAATTTATTTGTGATATTAAATGGTAATCTTATTAATCTACCATTCTCGTTTAAACTAAATAATATTGATTGTCTTACCCACCATACAGCATACGAGATAAATTTAAAACCCTTTGTAGCATCAAATTTATGAGCAGCCTTAATTAATCCATAATTACCTTCATTTATTAAATCTGATAATGGCAACCCTTGTCCCATATATTCTTTAGCTATTGTTACAACAAACTTTAAGTTAGCTTTAACCAATTCATCAACAGCTAATTTATCACCTTCTTTAATTTTATTCGCTAGTTCAACTTCTCTTTCAAAAGAAAGTGTTTTACTATTTTTATTATCTTTAAAATATTTACTTATAGTATCATCTTGATTGTAATTAATAAAAGTTTTACTCATTTAATTATTTTTTTTTCTTAACTGTTATATTTTTCATATAATTTATGCATATATCTTTTATCATAATCATCCATTTTATTATAACCCTTATCCAAAATATTATTTATGTTCAATAACATTTCTTTTTTTGACATATTCTCAATTGCAATATCTTCTTCTGTGAAGAAGTTTAAATCATCATTTAAATCAATTAAATCAATAATATCTTTTGTTTTTTCACTTGCATTTAGATTAACCATCAAGTCTTGTATTAAATTCACATCACTTAAATTAAAACTTGAATTAGCATCAATATCAAATAAAAAATAATTAAGGTTAAAGTTGTTGAAATAATCACCAATTTCATTATGTGTTAAACTACTCACAAAAGTATTTACGGATAAAGCACTTTCTTTATACAAAATGGTGTTTGGTTCATTTTCAACAAAGTTAAAAATTTCATCTACGTTTATGTTTTCATTCCCAATAAAAACACAACAATAATTATAAAATTTCATATACATTAATTTTAATAGAACAAATATGTTAATAAATAATTAAAATATCAATCGTTTGTTAATATTTTTGATATGTTATTTTCTTTAACAATCGTAATAATATTATCAGACCAATCTTTAACAATCTCATTATGAGTTATAAATAATACAATATCAAACATATCTCTAATTTTATCGAATAATGGTTTCATTATTTCTAAATTAACATTTGC